GGCGTCTGGGGCTACGAGGCCGTGACGTTCGGCCGGCGCCCGAAGGCGATCACGAAGCTGGCGTACTCCGGCAGTTGACAGGCGTTCCGGCCCGCCGCCTCGGGATAGCCGGCGGGCCGGGACTCAGCTATCCCGACCCAAGGAAGGGGCCTGAACGAATGTGGCCATCGGATGTTCCATCGACGGGTGCGACCCCGGGTGCCCAGCCCGTGACTGGTGTCAACGGCTCGGCATCTACCAGCGGTGGACGAGGACCGCGCGGCGAGAAGATCGGCGCGTGGTGACGCACATGGACGGCATCGTGCAGGTGGCGTATCTCCATCGCGAGAACGTGTCCCATTCGTGGGTCGAGTCGATGCGCACCATCCTCGACTATGACCTGCAGCGCGCCGTCGCCGACGGGGCCGACTTGCAGCGCGCCGTCGAGCGGGGCTACCGCATCGCCCGGAAGCCGCTGAATCTGCGGTGCGGGGCGGGGCTGGTGGCGCAGATCCGCAACTACGGTGCCCGCCTGTTCCTGGACAAGACGGAGCACGAGTGGCTGCTGTTCATCGACACCGACATGGGGTTCGCTCCGGACTCGGTCCACCGGCTGCTGGAGGAGGCGGCCGACCCGGTGACGCGCCCGGTGGTTGGGGCGTTGTGCTTCGCCTTGATGGAGTCGGCCTACGACGGGATGGGTGGGTGGCGCCGCACGATCGTGCCCACCATGTACAAGCTGGGCAAGACGAAGGAGACGGACGAGCCGTCGTTCTGCTACTACGGCGACTACGAGCCGGACACGGTGTGCGAGGTCGCCGGCACGGGCGCGGCGTTCCTGCTGATTCACCGCGGCGCGTTGGAGAAGGTCCGCGCGGAGTGCGGCGACCGCTGGTTCGACATGATGTACGACCGGGCGGGCGACATCGTCGGTGAGGACATCGCGTTCTGCGGGCGGCTCCTGAAGGCGGGCATCATCCCGGCGGTCCACACGGGGGTGAGGACGACTCACCACAAGGAGATCTGGCTGGCCGAGGAGGACTTCGAGATCCAGCGGGCGGTCACCGTCGAGGTCAACCCGGATCTGCCGCCGCACATCGACCTTGCCGCCTCGTTCGCGACACTAGAGACCGACGAGCACGCGCAGGGCGGCATGTTGAAGCTGCCCGCTGACCTGGACCGGTACCGGGCGATCATCGAGGCCACCAAGCCTGAGGTGATCGTCGAGACGGGCACCCACACGGGCGCGTCGGCGCGCTGGTTCGCCGAGCAGGGCCTGGACGTCATCACCATCGATGTCGCCAACGCCGACAGCGAGGGGTGGACCGAGGTCGATGGCCGCCGGCTCGCGTTCCTACGTGGAGACTCCGGCGACAAGGCGATCGCGGAAGAGTGCTACGCGTTGGTTGCTGGTCGCCGGTGCATGGTGTCGCTGGACTCCGACCACTCCGCTGAGCATGTCGCCAAAGAGATCGAGCTGTACGGGCCGCTGGTCACTCCCGGCTGCTACCTGGTCGTGGAAGACGGCATCTTCGGCCACGCCCCGCCTGCGCTGCGGCAGCGGCACTTCCCGGCCGGGCTGGCGGGCTCGCCGCTCGACGCGATCGCGGAGAAGCTGCACGGAAACCCGGACTGGTCACGCGACATCGCCATCGAGCGCATGTCGGCGACCTCGCATCACCCCGCTGGTTGGTGGGTTCGCCATGGTTGATCTGGCGATCATCACCCCGACGCGTGGCCGGCCGCGGCAGTTCGCCGAGTTGGTCGAGGCGGTTAACCAGACGGCGGCCGGCGACGTTCAGATCTGGGCCGGGCTCGACTACGACGACGAGTCGGATTATCTCGCCGCCCTCGTCGACGTGCCCGGTGCTGGCCGGATCGTGTCCTACCGGGGTGAGCGTCGGTCGCTGTCGGCCTGGACGAACTTCCTTGCCGCGCAGGCGGTCGAAAGCTCGGAACCGCCGCGGTATTTGGCCTCGCTCGGCGACGATCACCGCCCACGCTCCGGTTGCTGGGATCGGGACCTGATCGGGGCCATTGAGCAGCTCGGCGGGTCCGGCATCGCCTACGGCAACGATCTCCTGCAGGGCGAGAAGCTGCCCACGGCGTGGGTCGTGTCCGCGGACATCGTCCGCACCCTCGGCTGGATGATGCTGCCCGTCTGCGACCACATGTACGTCGACGACGCGACCCTGGCGCTGGGGCAGGCGTCGGGCCGGATCGTTTACTGCCCGGACGTGGTGATCGAGCACCTGCACCCGGAGGCCGGTAAGGCCGACTGGGACGAGTCGTATCTGGCGTCGAACGCGGACGAGCGGTTCGCCAAGGACGGTGAGGCGTTCACCCGCTGGCAGCGTGAGGGCGGCCTGGCGGCCGATGTGGCGAAGCTGCGCGGCGTTCCGCTGATGGCGGGCGGGTGACCCATGTCGCTGGTGCGGGTGTTGAAGACGGCGCAGCAGACGCTGACGCACGTCTTCAAGGTGGATGAGGTCGCCACCGACGTCACCGGCGACTGCACCGCGACCCTCAAGCGGCTCGACGGCACAACCGTCAACACGGCCACTGCGGGACACCCCGGTCTCGGCACCTACACGTACGTACTCCCGGCGCAGGCCAATCTGGACGCGCTCACCTTGGATTGGTCGGGGACGCTGGCCGGCGCGGCAGTGTCGGTGCGGGACTACGTGGACATCGTCGGCGGGTTCATCTTCGGACTGGATGAGGGCCGCGCCGCCCACAGTGGCCTGGCCTCGCTGGCCACCTATCCGCCGGCGTTGCTTGCGCAGAAACGGATCGCGGTCGAGCAGGAGTGCGAGCGGATCTGCCGGCAGGCGTGGGTGCCGCGGTTTGAGCGTGAACTGCTATCCGGCACCGGAACCAGCCGGCTCGCCGTCGCCCGCACGATGCTCCGAACCGTCCGCGCAGTGTCGGTGGCAGGGGTCGCCTGGTCGGCGCCGGACGTGGCAGCCGTGGCCGTGTCCGATCACGGCACCCTCACCCGCGCGGGCGGCGCGATCTGGCCGGCCGGCGCGGGCAACATCGTCGTCGAATACGAGCACGGCAACGACTACCCGCCGGAGGACGTCAAGGACGCCGCGATCCTGCGGCTGCGTTCCAAGGCCGGGCAGAACACCTCCAGTGTTCCGGACCGGGCAACGAGCTTCACCATCGCCGAGGGCGGCGTGTACCGGCTGTCCACTCCCGGCCCGGAGAAGACCGGCATCCCTGAGGTCGACGGCCCGTACCTGGGGAACCAGCGGCAGCGAAGGGCTGTGTTCGCATGAGCGACGTCTACGACGCGAAGGCAGCGCTGATCACCCTGCTGCAGGCGCACTCCGTCCCGGCCGGCCTGCTCGACGGTGTCCAGGTCGCGTACGAGTGGAAGCCGGATCTAGGCGAGCGGAGCCTGTACGGCGGCGGCGTGTCGTTCGAGGTCGAGGACGGTGTCGGTGAGGCGCAGGTGCTGCAGCGCGAGACCGCGACGGTCAGCCTGTACGCGCGGTCAGTCCACAAGCCAGCCGGTTCGGTGGCCGACACTGACGCCGACGTGAAGGCGATCCGGGCCGCGGTCCACGCGGTACTGAAGGCCAACCCGAAGATCGGCGGCCAGTGGTCGTGGGAGGGCATCACGTCCGGCCGCGGCGACTTCTCCCAGACCGATGACGAGACCACGTCGGTGCTGTCGTTGCAGCTCCGCTTCGGCACCTACGCGAGCTGGTGACGCGATGGCCAACGAAGTCACGACAGCAACGCCGGACCCGCCAGCCGGGATGGTGTTGGTCCGGGTGCTTACGCGCGTGGAGCCGGTGTGGGAGCCAGGCAATCTTGATCCGTCCTCCTGGGAGACGGTGGAGCGCACCTACGTGTGGGCGCCAGCGGCGGAGGCGTCCTGATGGCCGACGTTCGTGTCCGGTTCGACGAAGCCGCCCTCGCGGACCTCGCGCAGCACCCTGCCGTGCGCGCTGCGGTCCTCGACGCCGCGAACAAGCGGGTGCCGGGGATCCGGGGCCGCGCACCGAAGGACACCGGGGAAGGCGCCGCCAGCATCCACGCCGTGTCGGTTTTGGACCACGGCGAGGAGACGGCCCGGATCAGTTGGGCCCGCGAGAACTACTACATGGGGTTCCATCAGCTCGGCACGCGGTCGCTGCCGGCCCACCCGTTCATGGAGGAGTGAGACATGGCAGACGAACCGTTCGACCCGTACGCGGAGAACCCCGCACTGGCCGAGTACAAGGCGGCGCAGGAGAAGGAATGGGGCGAGTACGTGCTGGCCCAGGACTACTACGTCGGGGGTGTCCTCGCCGCCCACCGTGGCGATGCCATCCCGGTGGACAACGTCAAGCGGCGCAAGTTGGAAGAGGAGGGCATCGCCGTGGAGCGCAACAGCAAGGAAGGCCGCGCGATCACGGGCGAGCCGGAACCCGAGTCGGCCAAGCCCGTCAAGTCGGCTGGAGGTAACGCCTGATGTCTCTCGCAACCGCTACCCCGCTGATCCTGACCGACCCGGGCTTCGTGTTCGCGGCGATCCTGGGTAGTACCGAGCCGACGAATGCAGCGCTGGCGTCCACGTACGACCTTGATGTGTGGCCAGCGGCGTGGATCAATCTCGGCGCGACCCTGGACGGCAAGAAGTTCACGTACAAGACGAACGTCGAACCGATCAACGTCGCCGAGTTCTTCGACCCGATCCGCTGGGCGACGACCTCGCGTGAGGGTTCGTTCTCGTTCATCCTCGCCGACTACACGCTGCACAACCTGCGACGCGCCCTGAACGCCGGCTCGGGTTCGATCGCGACGGTGTCCGGTGCCGGTGTGACCCTGTCGAGCTCGTTCACGCCGCCCGCGCCCGGCGGCGAGCTTCGCACCATGATCGGCTGGGAGTCCCTGGACCACACGCTGCGGTTCATCGCCTACCAGGTGATCAACGGCGGCTCGATCGAGTCGGACTTCAAGAAGGCACCGTCGGTGGCCGGGATCCCGTTCGAGTTGAACTTCGAGGTGCCGACGTCCGGCATTCCGTTCAAGTGGTACGGGTCCGGCACGGGAAGGCTCGGGGCCTGACATGGCGCGTATACATCTGGGCTCTTTCGGCGTCCGCCGGGAACAGATCGACGCCGACTTCGACTACTTCGGCGTGACGGTACGGGTCCACCCGGACCTGTCCGATCTCGACCACGCCGAGTTGATGATCATCGCCGCCGGGATCGACGTCGGCGACATGGACCTCGACGACCCGAAGTCGTGGACGCCGGAGCAGCGCGCCGGTGCGCAGAAGGCCAACGACGCTGCGGTGAACGCTCTGCGCGGCGCGGTCCACCCGGACGACTGGGACCTGTTCTTCAAGACCGCGAAGGCGAACCGGCAGGCCCTCACGGACCTGATGGCGCTGTCGTCGCAGATCTCGGAGTTGGCGACGGGTTTCCCTACTGGGCAGCCGTCCGACTCCTCGGATGGGCGGCCGAGCACCACGCCGAAGTCGAGGGGCGGCTCCTCCTCGCGTCGGGCGGTCAAATCCGCTCGCCGGACGTTGCAACTGCTGGATGGGAGGCCGGATCTGCAGGTGGCGGCGGTGCAGGCGTACGAGGCGAAGGTCGCCGAGACCGGCTGACGATCGGCGAGTTGTGCGCGTTGTCCTACGTGATCCAGGTGGAGCAGTTGGACGCGCAGGCGAACGCGCAGCTGATCGTGTCCGGTGTGGTGCGGGCGCTCGGGCATGAGGTGGAGATCGTCGATCCGGGGCAGGTGAGGCGGGACTTCGATACGGCGCTGCGGGCGGAACCGGAGGCCGAGGATGACGCGGCGTTGCTGTTGGAGGGCCTGGGACTGAGGAGGTGGCGCGGTGGCGACGTCGATCGCTGATCTCTTCATGGCCGTGCGTCCCAAGGTCGCCAGGCGGGAGTTCAAGACCGAGGGCGCCAAGGCCGGCGAGCAGATGGGTGACGGCCTGGACCGGGGCATCCGCAAGGGTGTGGAGCAGGGCGCCGAGAAGGCAGGGAAGGACGGCGGCAAGAAGGTCTCGGACGGAATGTCCAAGGGTCTCGCCGGGGGCAAGATCAAGGACGGCATGTCGTCGGCGTTGTCCGCCGGTCTCGCGAAGTTCGGCCCCGCGGCCGCTGGCGCTGCTGTTGGTGCAGCTCTGGTCAAGGGCATCAGCCTTTCGATGGAGAAGGAGTCGGCGCAGGCCAAGCTGGGGGCTCAGCTTGGGCTGGACCCGGCGCAGGCGAAGGAGTTCGGGGCGATCGCCGGCCGGATCTACGCCGGGGCGTGGGGCGAGTCCCTGGGTCAGGTGTCCGGTGCGGTGCGGCTGGTGACGCAGAACATCTCGAACCTTCAGGACGAGGGCTCCGAGGGCGTCGAGGCGATGACGAAGAATGTCCTCGACTTGTCGACGGCCTTCGAGATCGACCTCGGGGCGGCCACCCGCGGCGTCGGTCAGCTGCTGAAGACCGGGCTGGCCCGCAACGCGAATGAGGCGATGGACGTCATCACCGCCGGTTTCCAGGCCGGTGTGGACAAGTCGGAGGACTTCCTCGACACGCTGAACGAGTACGGCACCCAGTTCCGGAAGCTGGGGATCAGCGGCGCGACCGCGACGGGGATCTTGTCGCAGGGCCTGAAGGCGGGTGCGCGGGACGCGGACGTTGTGGCGGACTCCCTGAAGGAGTTTGCGATCCGCGCGGTCGACGGGTCGAAGCTGACCGAGGACAGCTTCAAGTCGCTGGGCTTGTCGGGGAAGAAGATGTCCGACGACATCGCCGCTGGCGGGCCGCGCGCGTCGGCCGCGCTGCAGTTGACGCTGGACAAGCTACGCGGCATCAAGGACCCCGCTTTGCAGGCGCAGATCGCGGTCGGGCTGTTCGGCACCCAGGCAGAGGACATGGGCAAGGCGCTGCTCGCGATCGACCCGAAGAGCGCCGTGAACGCGCTCGGTCAGGTCGGCGGCGCGGCCGACCGGATGGGCAAGACGCTGAACGACACCGCGCAGGTGCGGGTCGAGTCGTTCAAGCGCGCGGTGATGTCGAAGCTGACCGAGGCCGGCGGCGCCATCCTGAAGGTTTTCTCCGACATCTCGGAGAGCCCGGCGACGAAGAACTTCCTGGGCGATGCGCGGAAGGTTCTCGACGAGAAGGTCATGCCGGCGCTGCGCCGCTTCAGCGGGTGGGTGCAGGAGAAGATCGTTCCGCTGATCCATCAGTGGGCGGACGGGGTGCGGGCGCAGGCGGTGCCGATCCTGGATCGGCTGCAGAAGGCGCTGAAGGACAACGAGCCGGAGTTGCGGGCACTGTGGGAGGGCTTCAAGGCGTTCGCGGACGTCGTGGCCACGAAGGTCATGCCGGCGGTGCTGCGCATGTACTTCAGCGCGTTGAAGCCGACGTGGGAGTTCATCCTCAACGTGCTGATCCCGGTGTTTGGTCACATGATTCGGCATTTCCTGACGGGTTCGAAGGTGATCCTGGCCGGGGTGTCGGTGTTCCTCAACGGCATCGAGAAGATGGCGGGGGTGATGCGGCTTATCCCGGGGCCGATCGGCAAGTTGTGGCAGACGATCTACGACAAGTCGAAGACGGCGCGTGCCGGTGTCGATCAGGTCCGGACGGCGCTGGACAAGGTGCCGAAGAACACGACGGCGGAGGTGCGGGCCAACACCGCGCCCGCAAAGGCGGCTGTCGCCGCGCTGCAGACCCAGCTGTACAACCTGGTGCAGCGCCAGTACTCGGCGGTCATTTCGGGTCGGCTGGATTACTTCGGCAACCCGATCGCCCGTAAGGACGGCGGGATGCTACCGGGGCCCGTCAACGCATCGCGGCGCCGCGATAACGGCGTCTTCGCGGGCCAGTCCGGCGAGTGGGTGACGTCTGTTGACAGGACTAAGCAGTACCTGCCGATCCTGAAAGCGATCCAGGCCGGAACGTTGGAGGAGCACGCCGACGGCGGATTGATCGGGTCGCCGTGGTGGGTGCGGGTCGGCGCCGACGTGTCGCGGGCCAGTTCGGTGGCGGCGAACGTGGCCCGCAGCGAGCAGCTAGCTTTGGCGAGCGCAGGTTCGGGCCGATTCAGGTTGTACCCCGGCGGGTGGCCAGGGCCTTATGGGAACGCGCCGCCGTGGGCAGCCAACACCGCCGCCGCCGCGCGCGCGGTCCGTTCAGCGTTCCCCGGGCAGGGCGCCGGCTCGTACCAGTCGCCGTATTCGTGGTCGGATCACTACCCGAAGGCCATCGACTTCATGACGAACGCGGGTCGGCCGGGTGGATTGGCGCGTGGCAACGCGATCTCGTCGTTCCTCGCCGCCCGCGCCGCACAGTTCGGCCTCAAGTACCTGATCTGGAACCGCAAATTCTCCAGCGGCAGCGGCTGGGGCCCGTACTCGGGGACGAGCAACCCGCACACGGACCACGTCCACGCGTCGTTCTTCGACCAGGGTGGGGATCTGCTGCCCGGGTGGAACACCGTGTTCAACGGCACCGGCGCTGTCGAGCGGCTGCGGCCGGTCCAGGACGGCGGCCAGCGGTCGTTCATGTTCGCGCCGACGTACAACGTGGCGAACCCGGTGAACTCCCGCGAGCTGTCGCGGGAAACCGTGACCCGCCTGATGTTCGTGCTCAGCACCGGCGCGGCACCGGCAGGCGGTGGCTGACATGGCGCTCGAACAGACGATCTTCCAGGACAAGGTGACCTGCGGCGCGTGGACGTTCAACGACCCGCTGACGCTCCCGGCGGGAGTGACCCAGCTCGGCGCGTTCATCCTCAACGGCTGGGACGACACGCCGCCGATGGACGTACTGGTGTCCAGCCGCGGCACCCGCGACGGCGACGTACCGGCCGACCGGTTCCCGATCCGGTCGCGGCCGTTGACGTTCGGCGGATGGCTGTACTGCGTCGACCGCACCGCGGCCATCAACGCGCGGTCGGCGCTGGCCCGCGACGTGTTCCCCCGCGACACGGACCTGACGTTCGTGCGGCACGAACCTGACGCCGCGAAGCAGCTGACGGTGCGCCGCTCGGGCGAGATCGAATACCCGCCGATGATGAACCTGACCGGGCCGCACTTCCGGTTCCTGGTGACGCTGCGCGCGTTCGACCCGCTGAAGTACGCCACCACCGACGACATCTTCGGGTCGGTGGGCGTGTCCGGCACGTCCTCGGGTGGCCGCACCTACCCGGCCTTGTACCCGAAGGTGTACGCGGCGGCGGCCGGGCAGTCGAACGTGCTGACGGTGGTCAACAACGGCGGGCACGAGACGCGGCCGGTCACCGTGATCACCGGCCCGCTGCCCGCAGGCTGGCGCTGGGTCAACGAAACATCCGGCCAGTTCATCGGCCTCAACGCGACCCTCGAAGAGGGCGCCAGCCTGGTACTCGATCACCGGCGGGAGCTGGTTCTGGTCAACGGCTTCGAGATCGCGCCCGCGATCACGGGCGACTGGTGGGGCCTACGGCCCGGCAGCAACACGCTTCGCCTGTTCGGTGAATTCAACGCCTCGGCACAGGCCACTGTGTCGGGCCGGTCGGCTTGGGAGTGAATCGTGGGTCTACAACTGCAGCCGGCCTGGATCCCGCTCCACCCTGACCTCCAGCAGGTGCAGCATCCGGCGGAGCTGGACCGCAACCTTCTGGAGCACCTCTCCGGACGTTCTGGGGTGACCCGCCCTGGCGGGTTCGCCGGCACGGTCGTCCCGGCGGCGATGCAGCTGGAGGTGGCTGCCGGCGCTGCGTTCATCGAGGGCCGCGAGAACAACACGCAGGGCTTCTACTTCGCGTGGTCGAACGCGTCGGAGACGCTGTCGTGGCCGGCGTCCGGCGGGTCGCAGCGGGTCGACTCACTGATCCTTCGTGTGGCGGACCCGCAGTACGGCACGATCTCGGGCAACAGCCGCGTCTACTGGGACGCGGTGGCGGGCTCGGGCGGCAGCGCCCGCCCGGACTCGGACTTCAACTCGGGCGGTTCCCAGTACGTGCCGGGTGCGTGGCTGCGCGTGTTCGACGTGACGGTTGGCGCGGGCGTGACGCAGCTGACGCAGGGCAACGTGGTGTTCAAGGCGGGCTACGCGAACGCGATGGGCTACGTACCGTACAACACGGCGCTGGCGCCGACGGGCCTGTACCCCGGCGAGGACCGCTGGAACCTTGACCGCGGCTACCGCGAGACGTGGGACGGGTCGCTGTGGCGGGTGCCGGCGACCCGCGTGCTCAAGGGCAAGCAGATCACCAACTCGACGATGACGACGCTCACGTCCGGCGTCACCACGCGGATCGCGATCAACAACATGACGGTCACGACGGTCCCGCTGGTACAGGACCGCTGGTACAAGGTGTGGACGAACGGCTCGGGCGCGCTGAACACCGTCACCGACGCGGCGGTGGTGGTCCTGAAGACGGGCGTCACCACCACCGACGGGGTGGACCTCGCGTCGCGCGTCATCGACCCGATCCAGTCGGTGACCAACGCCAAGGTGTCGTGGCGGCTGGAGCGGCTATTCAAGGCGACCTCGACCACGAACTTCGACTTCATCGTGATCGCGCACCGGCTGTCCGCGACGTCGTCCGGCATGACCATCGGGCACAGCGGCGCCTCCGACCCGTCCCACCTGGTCGTCGAGGAATACTGCGACAACGCCGTGATCACGGTCGTGTGACATGGGCTACTTTCGGTTCTTGGCGTGCGACTCCCTCACCGGGGCCCGGCTGGGCTACCTGGATCTGCAGGATGTGTCGTTCTCCGACCCAGTGAAGGGCGGCGTGGGCTCGCTGACCGGCACGGCGCTGATCAGCCAGTCGCAGACCCGGCAGACGCTCGACCAGTTGAGCCGCCTCGATGACGTGTCGCTGTACGTGCAGGGCGTCGCCGACAACGAGTTCTGGTGGGGCGGGCCGTTCAAGGCGCGGCCGTGGAACCCGAACGACCGGGCCCGCACCATCACGGCGATGCACTGGAAGGCGTGGCTGGGTCAGCGGTTCCTGGGGCCGCACACCACGAACCCGCCGGTCGAGCGTTCCTACTCGTATTCGCAGGTCGACCAACTCGCGATCTCCCAGGACGTCGTGCGGCTGGCGTGCCTGGCGCCTGGGGCGCCGCAGATCGCCATCGGCACCGAGACGAGCGGCGTGCTGCGGGATCTGAGCTGGAAGGGCACCGACTTCCGCGACGCCCTGTCGCTGATCGACTCGATGGCGTCGCGCGACGACGGGTTCGAGTGGACGGTCGACATTCGCCCGGACGGGCTCAGCGGCCTTCCGCGCCTGTTCTACGTGCCGCACTTCCCCAACCGCGGCCAGGAGGTCCTCGCCGCGGTGTTCCGCGCCACCCCGTACGGCGGAAACTTCACGGTCAACAACGCTGTTGAGGACTCCTCGGAGGAGCGGCGCACCCGCGTGTGGGCCACGGGGGAGGGCGAGGCGCCGGCGCTGCCGATGGCCTACGACGAGGACCCGAACGTCGCGCAGAGCCTGACGCTGCTGACAGAGTCGGTGACGAGCCACTCCAACGTGACCGGCATCAAGACGCTGTCGGGTCACGCCCGGGCTGAGCGGCTGTTCCGGTCGGTGCCGAACAACACGATCCAGATCAAGGTGTACTTCGCGCTGCTGGACCCGAAAACGTACGGGCCGGGGGATCGCTGCCAGTTCGTCTACCAGGACGAGGGCTATGCGATCAACGTGCCGGCGGCGCGGATCATCGACCGGTCGCTGCACGTCAACACCGGCGAGGCCGACTACGCGATCGTCACGCTGGACCTGGCGGACTCGGCCGCGCCGAGCGAGGACTTCGGGGCGCCGATCATCGTGCAGGGCGGGTTCGTGCCGCCGCCGCCGTCGGGGATCGTGTTCGGGGAGGCGCTGTTCACGGCGGTCGGGTCGCTCACGGCCGAGGCGACCGGCGGCGCCGCGACACCGCCGGTGTTCCGCGCGGGCAACGCGGCGGGCGGTACGGGCGCGGCCGGCGGCACCAACGCCACGTGCGCGATGCCGTCGGGGTGGCAGGTCGGCGACAAGGCCGTGTTCGCGGCCGTCATCAACGCGAACACGGGAACGATCACTCCACCAGCGGGGTGGGCTGAGCTGCCCAGCGCGCCGGGCATGCCGGTCGTGCAGTCATCGTCGGTGCATTGGGTGGGCACCCGCACGCTGCAGTCGGGGGACGCGGCACCGGTGCTGGCGTCTACGACGGGACTGCTCAAGTTCGCGGCGGGGATCGTCGCCTACCAGGGCGCCGAGTTCGACGCGGAGGCGCACGCCTCGGAGACGACGACCACGACGGTCCACACCGCACCGGCGGCGTCGGCGACGGTCACCAACACCGTGAAGGTGCGCGTCTACACCGAGAAGGTGTCGAGCCCTACTGCGCCGTTCACGATGTCGGGCACGCAGACGAAGCGGGCCGAGTTGATCGGTTCGGGTGGCGGCGCGGCGAGCCTGGTGATGGCCGACCAGTCGCAGGTGGCGACCGGCACCACGGGCACCGAAACGGCTACGGGCACGGTAGCGACGGTGCAGGTTCTCATGGGAACCGTCGTGCTGCGCGGCACGTCGGTGCCACCTCCGACCATTTCGAAGCCGATCATGGGCGCCAACGCGGAGACCAACGCGTCGTTCGATGCGCTCAACGCGGCGGCCGGTCCGCTGAAGGTGCGCCGCACCTACCAGACGAACATTCCCGCGTCATTCTCTGCCTCGGTTGCCGTGAACGATCCGGCCAACGGCCGGCATTCGATCTGGTCGTGGAAGCCGAACCCGACCACGTTCCCGGCCGACACGGCGCAGCACACGGCCCTGACCACGTTCGTGAACAGTTACCCGACGAGCGGCCCTGGGTTGACGATCGTCGGCTACCACGAGCCCGAGGACAACATCGCGGCTGGCACGTTCACGATGACGCAGTGGAAGGACACCCAGAATCAGATCGGTGATCTGATCACCGCGACGGGCCGGACGAACGTGCGGTTCGGGATCTGCCTGATGGGTGCGTGGACGTTCGACACGAGGTCGCCCTACGCGGCGTACGACTGGGTCACGGGCCTGGACTTCACCGACGTCGACGAGATTCTCATCGACCCGTACCGGTGGAACCCGGGGGACCCTTCGCTTGAGGCGTTGCTTACCGTCAACAACTCGGGGTCCGGTGGCGGCGGTTCGGCGCCGTCGATTCTGGAGTGGATCACCGCCCGGGGCAAGCCGTGGTCGCTGGGGGAGTGGGGCTGCACCGAGACCGGGGTGACCCAAGCCGATAAGGCGGCGTGGGTCACCGCCGCCTACTCGTGGATGAAGACGGTGGCGGGTTCGGGCGCCGGCCAGTTGTTGCGCGCGGCGTATTTCCACAACAACCTGTTCGTGCCTTCCGAGCCACGGTCGACGTGGGTTCTCCATGACGAGCCGCTCGCCGCCTTCGCTGCGGCCTGCGCGGACAGCAGGAGCTGACGATGCCCGGATGGGAGGCGCGCACCGAGATCGAGCGGTTCGCCGCGAAGATCCGCACGATGGAGGACGAGCTGCGGCGGCTGCGCGGCGGGCTGCGGGTCCCGTTCGTGGAGACCGACCCCGACGCGTCGTCGGGCAACATGTGGGCGTTCCCGGACGGGCGGATCCGGGTGCGGCTTCCGGACGGGACGATCGTGCAGCTCGCGACGTCGGCCGACACGGGCGGCACGTCGGCGGTGCCGATGCCGACGCCGGAGCAGCAGGAGGCCACCTACCAGGCGACGTGGGAGGCGGACTGGTCGCGCTCGTTCCAGCAGAGCGGCGTGGCCCGCTCCGACACGCACCTGTACTGGGGAAAGTCCGACTCGGTGAACGGTGTGCAGACGTCGTTGATCGGCCTGCCGTACGCGACGATCCTGGCCGCGCTGGCCGACGCGACGATAACCAAGGTCGAGGTGCTGCTGCACGTCACGCACACCGGCTACCAGTCCGGTACGACGGTGTTCCTGCACGGGCACAGCAACTCGACCGCGCCGGCCACGTTCGGCGGTGTCGGCTCGGAGGCCCTCGCGTCGATGGCCGTGGCGGGTGTCGACGTGGGCGAGCCGCAGGGCTGGCACGTCGTGTCGCGGTCGCTGGGTCAGGCGCTGGCCGACGGCACCACCCGGGGCTTTTCCCTGACGGCGCCGTCGTCGTCGCTGGAGCACTACGGCGAGGCCGGCGGTGTCGGCTCGGGTCTGCAGGTGCCGGCGATCCGCATCACCTACTACAAGTAAGCGGGAGCCATGGCCGACAACATCGATGACGACCTGAAGATTGAGGCGATCAACTGGCTGTTGAACGTGGGCAGCCCGACGCGCCCGCCCGGGTTCAAGCTGCGGCTGATGGCGGTCAACGGGAACGCCGTGACGAACGGGACCGAGATCACTGCCGGCGGCGGCTACGTCGCCCTCGGGGAGACGCTGGTGTGGGACACGGCCGCGGACATCGGCGGCACGATCTCGGCGCCGAACCAGGCGGTGTCGTGGACGAACATGCCGGCCGCGTCGATCGTCGGCGTGGAGGTGTGGGACACCTCCGGTTCGCCTCGCCGCGTGCTGTGGGCCCCGCTCGTCGCGTCGAAGACGGTGAACTCGGGGGACACGTTCCTGTTCGAGGCGGGGAAGCTCCGCTTCCAGCTTGACTGAGTGGTCTCAGCGTATGGTGATTGGGTCATGGGATGACCAGGGGAGATGCAGTATGACGAATGATCGCCTGCCAACCCCGGAGGAGCTCGGCGAGCCGGCTGACCACCCGTCGGCGACGCACGGGGACTTCCACGACCGGGCCGACTTCCGTGGCCACGACGAGACCATCGTGTACTGCCCCTGCGACGACCCGCTGGACGCCCCGGACCCGGAGTGTCCCGTCCATGGGGAGTCGGCCGATGCCTAGGATGCCGGGCGTCCGTTTCGTCGTCCCGCGGTCATTCTCCTACGGCCGCCCGGCTGGTCCTCCCCGGTTCATCGTCATCCACTACACCGCCGGCTCAGAGGGCCCGACCGCAGCCGAGGACGGCGTGGCCTACGACCAGCGCCGCACCGACGGCACCAGCGCCCACTTCTACACCGACCGCGACTCCATCATCCAGTGCGTCGACACGAACGACCGCTCCCACACCGCCCTGCGTTACGGGAACTACTGGGGTATCCACATTGAGCAGTGCGGCACGGTGCAGACCCGCGCGCAGTGGCTCGACCCGGCGAGCCGGGAGACGATCCGCAACACCGCGAAGGTGTGCGCGTGGGCGCTGAAGGCTCACGGCCTCCCGCTGACCCGCCTCGTCACATCGCAGATCCGCACCGGCAAGGGCATCGGCGGCCACAAGGACGTGACGCTCGGGTTCCCCGAGGACGGCGGAACCCACATGGACCCGGACGGCAACCTCCCCGGTTCCTACCCGTACAGCGTGCTGCTCGAAGACATCCGCTCGATCATGGCCGGCGAGCCGGCACAGGAGGACGACGTGGAACTCACCGACACCGTCGCGCTCGACCAGAGCCCGACCCTGAACCCGACCGGTATCGCTTCCCGTCCGGTCGGCGCGATCCTCGGCTACGACCACCTCCGCACTCTCCGCACCTACGAGGCGGCCGGGCGCATCGAGGCCATGGAGATCGCCAACGCGGTGAAGCTCGACAAGCTGCTCGCCGCCGCTGGTGAGGAAGTCCAGCGCGACGCGGACGAGGCGGCAAGGGACGCCGTGGAACTCGCGGAGCTGCGGGGGATGCGCGCCGAACTGGCCGCGCTCGACCCGGGCAACACCGAGGCGCTGCGGGAGGTGCTCTCCCGTATCCGGGTCACGGTCGCGGACGCCGAGAACACCGAACCTCCGGCGTAGGCGGTGACCGAGGAACAGGCCATGAACTGGACCGTCTTCGGTGTGACGTTCGCGGCCGCGTTCGCGGCCATCCTCGCCTGGGCGTACCGGATCGGCAAGCTGTGACGGTTCCCCGTCACGTGACGGTCATGCGCGGCCGGCATCCGCTGGCGGTGTGGTTCCTCGCCGCGTGCGTGCTGTCGGGGATCTCGTCGCTGGTCATCGACAGTGAACCGCCGACGCTGCAGCGGAACCTGCCGGCCTGGGTGCTGTTCGCCTGGTCCTGGTCGCTGATCCTCGGCGCCGGTGTGGCGCTGGCCGGGGTCGTGATCCGACCGGCGTGGGGCATCCTCGTCGAGCGGCTGGGCCTGTCGGTGCTGGCCCCGGCCGTGCTCGGTTACGCGACCGCGGTCGTTGTCGTCAACGGGCAGCGCGCGGTGTTCGCCGGCGCCATCGTCGGGTCGCTCGGTGTCGCCTGCATCGCCCGCGTCGTGCGGATCACGATAGATGTGCGCCGCGTCACCGATGGGGCCAGCGAGTGAACCAGACCCAGGTCATCGTGACGCTCGTATCCACGTTGATCACGGCGGGCCTCGGCGGCGGGATCGTGGCGCTGGTGATGCTGCCGAAGCAACGCCGCCAGATGGACGCCAACACCGCGAAGATCGTGGTAGACGCCGCGTCGGTGATGATCGACCAGCTGCAGGAGGAGACGAACGCGGCGAGGGCCGAGACCCGCGCGGCCAAGCTCGAGGTGGCGGAGGCGCGCGCCGAGGTTCGCAAGTTGCGGCACGACGTGGCTGAGTTGCGCGGCGAGGTGCACCGCCTGACCGCCGATCTGGCGGATCGGGACCGAACGATCGCGGCACTGCGCCGCGTCCAGTAGGAGGTTGGCCATGAGACCGCAGCCAGTTCTGATCGCCGCGCTGCTCGCGCTGGCGGGCGAGGCGATGGCCCTGATGGTCGCATTCGGGGTCGACATCACCGCTGACCAGCGGGTCGCGATCCTCGGCGTGATCGGCGCCGGAGGCACGCTGGCCGGCTTGGGGCTGGCGTGGTGGGCCTCTCGGAAGGTGACGCCGCTGGCGTCGCCGCGCGACGAACAGGGCCGCGTGCTTCTGCCGGGACCCGACGCGGAGAAGGTGAGCTGACGTAACCCGG